CGTCGTCAGCGGTCATTGCCCAGCCCGCCGTCACGGTTGCCGGTCAGCAATACCACGGGGCAACGATGGTTTCCAACGCTGGTGCCAACACTTGTGGCGTTGTCTCGGTCACGGTTCCGCTTTCGAGTGGTGGAACGATCACCCCGCAGGTCATCTCGACGGCTATCAGCTCGTTCTCGTGGACCATCGCTGCAACGGAGAAGGCCACCAACTTGACGGTCACACGGCTTGGGCCGCTCGTCTGATGCCAGGGCTGATCCTTGACCTCTCAAGCAACAACCCCCACCCAATCGACTTCAAGGCGGTTGCGGCTAGTGGGGTATCGGCTGTCATCGTCAAGGCTACGGAAGGCACGAACTACACCAACCCCTTTTACGCCGAGGACGTGGCGGGGGCTCGAGCGGCAGGGCTACAGGTCGCCGCGTACCACTTTGCATACTTCGGGGATGTCAACGCTGAGGCGGCTTACTTCAAGAGCGTTGCCGGCGCAGACGCCAAAGTGCTTGACGTTGAGACATCGACGGACACAGCATGGATGACAGCCTTTCGAGCGACCCTGCCGAACGTGTCGATGCTGTATGGCTCGGGTTCGTCTTTGCCCCGAACCATCTACCCTCTGAACTGGGAAGCATCCTACGGAGCACCCGCACCAATGGGCCTCTGCCAGCTCTGGCAATACACCGATGCTCAGAACGTGGGGGGGATCGGCGCACCGACCGACGCCTCAAAGTGGACGGGCACCCAGCAGCAGTACGACAACTTCTTCGGAACAACGACAGCGGCACCGACCGCGACAGGAGAGAATGAGATGGCAGTAGCCACCACCAACTTTGGGAACCTTGCCCATGTGTTCTACGTGGACGGAGGTGGCACGCTTCACCACTCGTTCCAGCACATCGACGCTCCCCTCAGCCCCAAGTCGTCGTGGGGTGACGATGCGTTCAAGCCCAGTGGGTTGCAGGCCCACGCAACGCCCGACGTTGTAGCCGACAACAAGATGATCCATGTCTACGTCCGGGGGGCCGACGACAAGATCCACCACTTCTACCAGACGCTCGGGGCTACCACTTGGGGCCAGGACATCCTGCCTTGACCCATGCTTGCCACTACTTCCATTGACCATTGGAGCGCCTTGCTGGGTGCTATCGCAAGTGCCATGCTGATCGCCGGAGCCCTATGGGGAACTGGTCGATGGGTCCACAACAACATTGTGAGCGCCGTCGAGGAGCGCCTCAAGAGCATCGACAACGCAGTGAACCACCGGAAGCCGGGACAGATGCCTCTCGTAGCGGTGGCCGACAAGATCCTTGAGGACCTGGAACGCATGGACGACAAGATCGACAAACTTGCACTTGACCTTGAGCACCACCTTGGAGTCCATGAAGGCCGCGGTGATGGTTGACAAGTGGAGGAAGTGGACACACGAAGTCGGAGACAAGTTGCTGGTCCGGTTCGACGGATGGTTCTCCTCTGGCGCAGGTGTGTGGCAGACCCTCTTCGTCTGTCTGATTGTGTGCGTCGTAGAGATCGCTTGGCCCGATTTGGACCCACACTTCTTCTGGCTCCTGATGATCCTGACGGTCTACTCTGCCATCACCCAGCCGGCTCTCGCCCAATCGGGAGCAGCGAACAACGAAGAACTCCGCAAGATCTCGCTTGACATCAAGCAGATTGCCGAGCAACTCTCCATCGAGCTTGAGGAAGAGGGGGAGATCCTTGACGATGTTCGGGAGATCCTTGGACGGATGAGCGAAGAGTGACTTGGCTTCACATCCTCTGGCTGTCCCTCATTGGCTGTGTGGGCATGGCCGTCATGGATTCGGTGGGTACGGTGCTGGTTCGTGCAATCAACGCAGGACGGGGCAACCTCGCTGGTCTGATGGACGCTGTGGGTGACGCTGCCAAGATGTCCGTGCTGTCAGTCGCCTCGGTCCGCCTGACAAGTGACTTCGGGATGAAGGGTTACCTTGGGATCATCCCAATCCTAGTGACCGCCTTCTTCGTCACCCGCCATGCAACTCACCTCACCGCCAACATGGTCGATGAAGACGAGGCCCGAGCCGACCGGCACCAAGACGCCCGCATTGCCTACCTCGAGAACCAAGTTGACCTGCTGACTAAACTGGCAAGGAAGCACTTTCGATGACCTACGAACCAGAAGTCGGTGACCTTGTTCTCTGCCACTCCAAGCGGGGGCTGTTTGCCAAGCTGATCCGCTTTGGTCAGTGGCTCCGTCCATCGTGGAGGCCGTACCGCTACTGGAACCATGCTGCGCTGGTGGTGGCGACCCCAACCATCTTCGACAAGCGGCAGGTCCAAGCGATTCAGATGGGCCGTACCTGCTCCTACGTCTTCCTCGACGTGCTCGAGAAGGACAAGGTGATTGAGGTTCGCCCCTGTCCCCCAGGCGTCAACGCTGTGGCAGCGAGGAACTACGCCGTCAAGCAGTACGGGGTGGACTACTCCATCGCTACCATCTTCTCCATCGCCCTCTCTCTGCTCACCCCCAAGGGAGTCCGCTTTGACTTCCGCAGGAACGGGGATGCGCTGATCTGCTCTGCCCTTGTCGCACGGTCATGGGAGCACGGAGGTTGGGACTGTCCCACCGACCCATACCAGATCACCCCAGCGGAACTTGCTATGGTGGTGGCACCTGACTAGGGGAGGTTCTGTGTCGGAACTCACGACCCATATTGTCCTGCCGGATTGCCAAGTCAAGCCCGGCGTCCCGATTGACCATCTCCTGTGGGCGGGTCAATACATCGTGGACAACTTCGCCGGCAAGGACAATATCAAGGTTGTCTGTCTCGGTGACTTTGCGGACATGCCCTCGCTCTCCTCTTATGACAAGGGGAAGATGGAGATGGAGGGAAGGCGCTATGCCCAAGACATTGCCTCCGCTGGTCGTGCGTGGGAACTGCTCAACCGTCCTTTGGCCGAATACAACCTTGTCCGTAAGCGTTTCAAGGAGAAACGGTGGTATCCCGAACGGTACCTCACACTCGGCAACCACGAAGATCGGATCAACCGTGCGATCTCACTTGACGCCAAGCTCGACGGCACCATCTCGCTCGATGATCTCCCCTACGCGAATAGTGGATGGGATGTCCGAACCTATCGCGAGGTACTTTGGCTTGACGGTGTTGGGTACTCACACTTCTTCTACAACCAGATGAACGGTCGCCCTCTCGGGGGCATGATCGAAGGCAGGCTCAAGACCATCGGGCACTCCTTCACCCAGGGCCACCAGCAGACACTTCTCTACGGGGTGCGCTACGTGGCCGGCAAGCAACAGAACGGACTGGTAGCTGGTGCGTTCTACATGCACGACGAAGACTACCTCGGCCCGCAGCAAGCGTACTGGCGGGGGATCATTGTGAAGCATCAGGTTGAGGACGGATCCTACGACCCGATGTTTGTCTCGATGGATTTCTTGTGCAGGAAATACACGGGCAAGCGTCTGGTAGGGTACAAGCCCCGCTTGTTCGCATAATCAGGAGAATCGTCTGTGTGTTACCAGGATCTGTTTGTCATCTGTCGTCGCTGTGGCCGCAAGGTCAAGGTCGCTCCGCTCGACCACCTTCCTCCCACCAATCGCCTCTACGGTTACCTCGCTGACGAGAGGCACGGACACGAGTGTCTTGACACGGTGGCAAAGATCGCCTAAGTTCTAGTTGTCACCGGAAACGGTGCGAAACCAAGGGAGAAATGTGGAACAGATCAAGACGTTCCTTGCACCAGACCTGAAAGCAATCGAGGATCTAGTGCATCTGTCGCAGCGGCTCAAGTCGCAGGCACAGACGCTGGTGGAGTTCTCCGACAAGATGTTGGAGATTGCCAACATGTACCAGCGCCAGCACGCCGAGCTGGATGCCATGTATTCCAAGTACGAGGGGGAGCCCAATGGCTGAGGCTCGCCTCTACGTCAACGAGGCGGACGCAACCTTCCCGATGTTCATGTCGGGCGAGGAGGCATCTCGGTTCCTCGGGGTGTCCTACCCCACCTTCAAGAAGATGGCCGAAGCCGGCGATGTCACAGCCACCAAGAAGAATGACCGCTGGCAGGTGAACACCAAGTCTGTGCTCACTTACCTCGGGCTCGAATACAAGGTGGTGATTCACGATGGCTGACTGGAAGATCCCGCAGGAGCCCCGCTACACGCATTACTTCCTTGAGGACGCAATGCAGGCGAACCTGGACAAAGGCAGGAAGCCCCAAGCCTTTGATACCCCGTTCCGCTACTCCGACTCGGGCAAGTGCGCTCGAGCGATGGCCTACAGCAGCATGGGGTACTTGGGTGAGCCGTTCGACGGACCGTCAACGCTGGTCACCAACATCGGCACCTACATCCATGAACTTGTCCAAGAGTCCATCGGTCGCAGGCACGCCGACGCACAGTTTGAGGTTGCCTCGGAGGTCATTGTGTCTTCGGGTCACACCGATGGACTGATCCCTTCGGAGGATCTTGGGCTGGTGCAATACGAGCTCAAGACGATGGGTGGCACGGCCTTCAAGAAGTCCATTGGCTTCACGAACAAGGGCATGAGTCCAAACCCACAGGGGCCTCGATACACCGCTGTCCTACAGGCGGCGCTCAACGCTCAGGCCAACAACTGCGACACCATCATCATCGGGCACATCTCGCTTGAGGCCATCAGCCGGCAAGCAGCAGCCCGCATGGGGCTGTCTGAGTGGCAGCGGGTCATCGCTGAGTGGGTCATCCCGAAGGAAGTGTGGGAGCCGCTGGCAGGACAAGAGATCGCTCGCCAGCTCGCCATCCTCGATGACCTGAACTCGGGCTATCTCCCCATCCCCATCGCCATTGACGATGATGGAGGCGAGGTCAACCTGGACCCCAGCAACTCTCGCTACTGGCAGTGTTCCTACTGCTCGTACAAGACCCAATGTGAAGCAGATGGGGGCGGTCGTGTCCCCAAGGAGGAGGGCAAGTGACATACAAGAAGGGTGACAGGGTGTTGGTGAACACCGAGCCGGGATACGGGGAGTGGGCCGAAGCTGAGGTGGTCAGAGAGATCACAGCAATCGAGGTTCGCTTTCAGTCCGGCCACAAGGATCGTGGAGAGTGGTCCGACCCCGAAGTTTTCCAAGCAGATCAGATCATCGGACCGATCAAGAAGGAGGCTGGCAAGTGAGCAGCAACTACACCATCATCGGCAGGATCGGTTCTGATCCTCGTCTTTCCATCAGCGACGGGGGCATCAAGGTTCTTCGTCTGTCTGTGGCAGTTGGCCACCGCAGGAAGAAGGATGGCGAGTGGGTCGAGGACACCGTTTGGCACGACGCAACCGTGTTCGGTGAGCAGGCCGAGAACTGCGCCGAGTCCTTTGTCAAGGGGGATCAGGTCATCGCAACAGGTCGCCTCGAGGCACCCCGCACCTACGAGAAGAAGGACGGGGAGACTGGCGTGAGCCTGCCGTTCATCGTGGAGGACATCGGCCCAGCTCTCCGTTTCCAGCGTGCATCGGTTGAGCGTGTGGAGCGCACCGAGAAGCCGACCTACAGCAGCGAGCCGTTCTGATGGCACGTTTCGACCTTGAGAACTACGAAACGGTTGCGGATCGGATCGTCAAGTTCTGGCAGGACCACCCCAACGGGCAGATTCACACCGAGCTCTTGAACACCAGCCCCGAGAAGATGACACAGTTCGTCGTCAAGGCGTTGGTCTACAAGGATGCTTCCGACGCCCGACCTTGGGCGACCGGGTTGGCTGAGGAACACTTCTCGGACCGTGGACCCAACGAGACATCACCTGTCGAGAACTGTGAGACATCGGCCATTGGTCGTGCTCTTGCGAACGCTGGTTACGCAACCACCTCAGACACCCGCCCGAGCAGGGAAGAGATGTCAAAGGTGAACCGTGCTGCCACCAGCCGAGTCGAGAACGTGCAGGAGATCAGGGAGCAGGTTAAGCGTGGCCCGCAACACGATGTCCAGGCGGACACCCGCTTCGAGACAATCAAGCAAGGAGCGGCAGCGGATCCGTCCAATGCNTTCCTGTCTGATCTGGTNGAGAAGGGTGCGAAGTACGGAAAGNTGAGCGAGAAGCAACTCGCAGCAGGATTCAATGCTGCAAGAAAGGCTCTTGACAGTGGGCCTCGAAAGGGAGAGGCTAAGACAGTGGCGGAGATCGCTGGTGCATTTGGTGCCAGCGAGGAGCCGTTCTAACAAGCCAAGGGAGGCTGGAATGAGTGAGATGAAGAACCTCTACACGGAGGAGCAGGAGAAGGCAGCGGAAGAGATGCTTGGGGCTTGGTTTGAGCCCTCCGCTATCCGCAAGCGGTACGCCGATGGCTCCGCTGGCACTCAGGTTGAGGTGGCCGCGCTCCTTGAGCACATTGACCACCTTGAGGAGAGGCGACTGGACGAGATGAAACACTACACCAGCATGATCCGTGACATCACCGATGCTGCGATCTACTGGCGCAAGCTGTACCAAGAGGCACAGTCATGAGCCGCATGAGGCGGTACAAGTGCCCCAAGTGCGGAGACATTCAGACCGNNNGGGCAGACCAAGTGGCCCACCGATGCCACTACAACAAGAACAAGCTGACCCACTACGAGGTGATCTGTGAAGCGGACCCCGATACGCCGGCTGAGTGACAAGCGCCGCAAGGAGAACGCCGAACGCAAGCGGGCCATGCTCGAGAAGTTTGGCCCC